AGAAGGCGGCGGGACTCCTCCTCCTGAAAGCGAAAGTGGCATTACCTTAGAGGCATTTGCTCTCATGGGTATTAATGAACGCAGCTCCCTATTTGCTAAGAACGAGGCTCTATATAAGCAGCTACTCGCTCAAGAGCGAGGATCTAAGGCCCTTAAATAGGAGAATTAAAAAATGGCAGCTACAGTAAGTACAGATTTCGTATTTCAACCAAAAGTATGGAAAGAGCATATCAGCGCATATTTCCGTGATAAATTAGTTTTCGGCGCAATTGCAATGATGGACGATACTCTTACCCAAGAAGCGGGTACGACTATCAATTTCCCTTATTTCAAAAAAGTAGGCGCAGCAGAAGAGCCAGCAGAAACGGCTTCTCTATCTGTGGACGCTCTTTCCGATGATTCTTTCAGTGCGACTGTTAAAGAAGTTGGTAAGGCCGTTGGCATGAAGAAAAAGGCTTTCAAAGTTAGTGCAGCCCGTACAGAGCGCATTATCCAAGAAATTACTTCTCAGATTGCCCGTGTTCACGCTGAAAAGGTTGATGATGACCTATTCACTGAGTTTTCAAATGGTGCAAACCACATTGCCCCGACCTTAACTGTGTCAGGCAAGAATGTTCGCTCTTTGAATGAAGGTAAAGTATTGGCTTTTGGTGATCTTCACCAGGATGCGATTGCTCTTCAGATCCACTCTTTGGATATGTTGGAAATCGTTAACGATGCTACAGCAGGATTCTTAAAAGCAGACGCTACTGACCCAATGTACGACGTACCAGGGTATAGAGGCCGCTTATTAGGAATGGCTGTTTTTGAGAATGATAAGGTCGCCTCTGGTGCCGCTTATGTTCACAAAGCAGACGCTTATGGCTATTGTATCAAGCAGGACATGGAACTAGAGTCCGATTATGACATTTTGGCCCGTGAGTGGGTATTTACTGGCAACCAATGGTATGCCGTTAAATCGTTCCACGCCAAAATCGAAGCAGCGGATCTAAAATCAGCTAAACTTACTTGGGTATAGTCCGATAATGTAAGGGGCTGGGCGTTCGTCTGGCCACCTTACTAACAACAAACAAAAGGAAGATAAAAATGGCATTAAATAATGAAAACAATCCTCATGTGATGATTATTCCAGTTGGAGCGCCTTCAGCAGACGCTATCACCTTGGCTGGTCTTTCACCTGATAAGCAATTAAAGGTTCTATCTTGCTACCTAATCAATGCTGCTGCTATCGCTGCAAGTGACACTGATTTTGTGCAAATTTCTTTGGAAAAAGGCCCAATAGCAGGAACTACTGTTGTTGCAGAGCTTGATTCTAGAGCAGCTCACGAAAATGGCATTGCCCAGAACGTACCTGAGCTGATGAACTTAGACGCAGACGAGGCAGTAATTGCTGCTGGCGACCTAATCAGCGTTAATTATGACGAAACTGATTCTGGTACTTCCGTTGCCCTTACAGGCGCGGTTCTTTGCGTAAATTACATGGTAATGTAATTACCTGGGGGCTTCGGCCCCCATTTTTTAGGAGATATTTATGGGAATGATGATGCGCCGACATAGAGCGGCTAAGAAGTCTGAGCCTGAAAAGGTAGAAGCTAAACCCGCAAAGGCTGAAGAGCCAAAGGCAGAGGTGAAGAAGCGTGGCCCTATCAACAAAAAACAAGCATAAGGTAATATTTTATCTAGGCTGGTCTGGTCTTACTATTGTTGATGGATCTACTCAGTATAATTCTGTGGTTGTGGATCGGCTTGGCCCTTCTCTGACTACGGATATTGAGTCTATCGTGAAAGGCCTTCTTGAAAGGCTTGAGACCTTTGACAAGTGCCTAGATGAAGCTAAATGCCGACTGGCAGCCTCTAGCGTAGACAATATAGACATGAATCCAAGAGAGGTCGAGATGCTTAAGAAGGAGCGTATGCGCCTTATTAGAGAGCTTTCTGACCACTTGGCTATCCCTGTCACCAGGAGCGGAAGCGGCAGTATTTCGGTTGTTGTATGAGCTGCAACTTACGGAAGAGCCTTCTTAAATGCTCTGATAAGATTCTTGCGGTCAGAGAAAACATGGGAGCGCAGTTGGCAGACGTTTATCTCATTGAAAGAACTTGGTCTGGCCAAAGACAAGGGGATGGTTCTTTGGTCGATGTTTCTATCAAAATATCTCCGATCCCTGAAATTGTGGATTATAGTCATAGTGTGGCTGTATCCGAGTCAGGCGCGTACAAGTCTGGCGATATTCTTCTTAGGGGCATTTCTTTTAATTCCTACACTGAGTCTGATCTGACCACTATTACAAATAAGAAGAATGTGGAGAGATTTTACAAGGTAGGAAAGCACTATTATACTATGATTCACATTAAGGAAAAATTCCTTACATGGGATATTCAATTAAGAAAAATTAATCAAGACGAAACCGAGAGGGGTTAAATATGAACGATTTAGGTGGATATAAGAAGCAGCCACTAGCTAAAAGCAAGCCAGTTGGCGGTCAGGGTGAGAATCTTGGATCAAAAGGTGGAAAATCTGTAGCTGGAGTCTCAAACCCAAAAGGTTTAGAGCCAAAGAGCCATGGATCATCACGCCCGTCGCTTTCTCAAGGCCCAGTAGAGCCAAAAGTAGGCAAGTAATTGGCCAAAACTGTGAAGTTGGAGAATTTCGCTAAGGAATTAGGGGAATTTTCCAAAGCTCACATTAGCGAGCAGAAAGCTGCGGTCACTAGGGGCATTGTTAGGTCAATTCCCGATCTGGTTGCGGCTAGTCCAGTTGATACTGGTCAGTATGCTAATAGTTGGGACTTCACAGAGGGCGAGAAAAGCACAATTTTAGGCAACTTTTCTCCTCATGCGCCGATAATAGAAAGAGGCGCAAGGCCGTTTACACCTCCGATTGCCCCGTTATTGGCGTGGGCGAAGAGAGTATTAGGCGACCCAAGTCAGCCACCTGATTATTCTCCTGAAGTATGGGGATTGGCCAGGGGGACTCAGAACAAGATTAGCCGCGAGGGCATGAAGCCCAAGCACGTTTTGGAAAAGATGATTCCAACAATAATAGAGAATATAAAGGAAGAACTTAAGCGTGGCAGATAACACTACATCAAATGAGTCGGTGACAGAGATAGTTCCCAAGGTTCTTGGTGAGTATTTGAAGTCAAATGTTAGTGGAATCCGTGAGTATTACGACGAGTTCCCTAACGCTAGTATGAGCATGAGGACTCCCAGCGTTTCAGTTATCACAAAGAGCTATGAGTTCTCTCCTGAGATGAATCCCTACAAGACAAAAGCCGTTGACCCTGGCGATATAGTCGCCAACAAGGCCAAGGTCTTATATGTTGTAGGTGATTACGAGGTTGGAATACAGCTAGATATATGGTGTGGATCTAAGGAAGAGCGGGATGATTACTTCGACGCGGTGTTTAATGCACTCAACCCTTTGATTAGTCCTATGGGTCTTACGCTTAATATGGATGAGTATTTTGGATGCTTGTGTGATTATCTTTATGTCGGCCATGAATTTGCCGATAGTGAGGAAAGATCGCAAAGAGATGAGTGGAGAGCAACACTTTCCCTACTTGCTACTTGCAAAGCTATCCGAGACAGGAAAGAATTTATTATAACTGATACTCCTACCCCTGCGGAAATAGAAGCCGAGCCAGGTAGTGAGATTTCAACAACGGTTGTTGTAACAGATTAAAGGAGAAAATAATGGGAATTTTCAGAACGAACGACCCTACGCAGTTCGACGATATTGATGGAATTATCATCGACGAACAAGCACCGCCACCTGCAATTGGCGGTATTGCTGCCAATGTTGGTATTTTAGTAGGCCAATTTCAAAGAGGTTCTGAAGAGTTATCTCTTCCTCTTGGATCAATTGGTAATTTCCATGAGGATTATGGCAAAAGCTCATTTTCTGGGAATAAGCAGCTAAAAAACAAGAGATTTGGACAGCTAAAGCTGATTCGAGCTGTTGCTTCTGATGCTGTCAAAGCCACTCTGACATTGGATTCCAAGCTTAAGATGGACGCTAAATATAAAGGCGCATACGGAAACCTTATTAAGGTTACTGTAAGCAATACTAATGGTGATTCTGATGCTGTTGCTCAGGTTGAGTCTCTGACTTGTCCTGCCGATTCAGGTGGAGATTTGGATGGCGAAGGTATTTTAGCCCAAGACGACGCTGGTTCAGTGGCTTTTTGGATTGATGTTGATGATTCTGGAACGACAATTCCGGCCTGGGCTTCGGCTGCGGATCGCGCAATTGAAGTTACCACTATTTCAACGGGTGATGCGGCTACAGTTGTTGCTGGACTTATGGCAGCGGCGATAAATGCAGACTCTAAGTTTGTGGCTCCTGCGCCTGGCGCGGCTGTTGTCTCAGTGACTCATACTCCTGCTGGAGCTAGGTCTGCTGGAATAGCTGATGGCTTATCAAGCGGATTCTCTGCTGCAATTGATACGGCTGGAGCGGCTGCGGTTGATGCTGGTGTGAAAATCACAGTTGAAGATACAAACCCTGGAGCAGTTCTTCCGGTTGAGGTTTATGACCCGATCCTTATTGCTTCAGTTGACGCTTCTACCTTCGCAGAGAGCAAGTTGATTGATGCGACTGTATTAGATGCTGGTTCTGGTGAGATTGCTAACCAAGTGGCTACGCCTCTTGCAAGTGGTGACGATGGAACGATTGTAGATTCAGATTATGAAGCCGCAATTGCTAAAGCTTCTCCTGAGAAGTCTGGAAACGTATTATTCTTAGATGAATACAACGCTGCTAGAAACGGATACTTAAAAGCTCACGCCGCTTCTACACAGGATAAGATGGTAATTTGTTGTGGCCCTGAAGTTCAGAA